GACGGGGGATCGGAATAAAACATCTTCAGCAGTGGCATTCTATTAAGGCTCTCACAAGCCATAACCTCCTGATACCAACTGAAAACCTTTGCTTTACTCAATTCTGTTTGGTCACATAATTGAAGAAAACAAGGGTCGTATCTTCCACAGGGCATTTTCAGAGTTTTGGGGTCACATCTGTTAGTGTCAAATACCGCGTGGTCCGCGAAAGCGCCCAAGATCCGTTGGGGCTTCACATCATCTGGATCTACTGCGTTCCTCAACCAATATGCCAGTTCAGGTGTACCTCTTGCCGCGCCAGCGGTCAATACAAGTATCTTCTTGGCAATATGACCTATCATATTTCCACTATCCGTCACATAGTAACCTGCAGACTTGCGCCAAGCAAGTTGCTCGACGGGAACGTTTGGGTTACTTTCGGTGGAATGGTGAAATTTAGACAGGGCCCGCAGTGGATCTGCGTGGCTGGAAGGTGATGACCAGTCGGGCCAACACCTCCCTAGGAAACTAGCAGGAGAATCAGAAGTGAGTACGTTGGATTTAAGCTTTAAACCCATACGATTGCAAGTCCTCTCATAGTCAGCCGGATTCGGAGTCCTCAATAATCCATCATCACCAGCACACAATCCCACAGCTTGATATGCCTGGTCAGGTTCATATCCTATGTTGCGGAAGTGTGAGAACTGACAAAACGCATGTGTGACCGTATTGTCAATACTGGTAGTGGCTGATCCACTTTTCTGTGAATCAGCTGAATCATATTTGACGCCATAACCCGTGTGAACAGGGCATGTGACAACTTGTAGCGCAGTTCTCGGATAGTCTCGGCCTCTTCAGGCCCGTAGGCGCGAAGCATTAGGCGTGTGTTTAAGTCCACACACCAAGTTGTTTGCCTCCCGTCGTAACGACTGAAATCACCTTCAACCAGCAAACCATTGCTGTGGAAGTCTGATATCAGATTTTTGACGTCCAATCCATTTTGTTGTGGAGTGGTTCCGAACGCGTACCAAGCTGTCAGCTTGAGAAGATTTGAGAACGGTATGGTAAACCTGGACATTTGAGCTACGTGCTGGGGGTTCACGCAACTAATGTTCCTAGGAGGCTTAACTTCAGGGTAGGACTCAATCTTTTGATGCGAAGCATGGACCTCACTTTCCGGCCCTTTCAACGCCTCTGACCATTTGTGTTCTTGTATAGAGCTGGCTTGCGCCAGCACCTCCCCATGGCTGAGGGGGTGTAGTAGTCCCTTCTCGGGTACGACTCTCACAACAAATTCACTCATGTAACCAGAGTATTTGCGAGGTAAGGGCTTTAGTTCAGCCTGTGTATTCCAGAGACGCTCATTAAGACACATGAGATCGCTGGATTTACACCTAGCAGCAATGAAGTTTCTACCACCAATAAATGGGGCCATGAAATCACGACCGACGTGTTTCACCTGAGTATTGTCAAAGATATCACAATACTCCGGTTTGTATGACACGGTTCTGGTTTCAAAGGTTGTAGGTAGAGCAGGGGGAAGTGTTGTGTTTTGCAACTTTTTCATTAACTCGGTTAGTTCATAGGCTGTTTTGTCGCCTGTGATACGAACCACGTCAGCAGCATTTATGTGCGTATCAGCCAACATTTCGGCAAACTGGGTTACAGTTACCTTGTGTTGGGTGACACGACCTGGACCTGCTATAGTAACGTGGTCTGGACCATATAATAAACTAACTCCGTTAACAACAACGGGCTTCCACCTCTCTAAGGGTCTAGTATTTCCTACCAACCACCAGATCAGTCGCGCAAAGATGTTACCGTGGGCTACAGGGGTCACGAGAACCAAATAACGATTTTCAGCAACTTTCTTATAATCAACATAACAGTGAACGATCGCATTTGATAACGACCATCCAGTGAATGTGATATAATCTTTCCGCCAATTCCACAACTCATGAACGTAGGGTGTGGATCCGGCGTGTGCCTCTGTCAAAATTCCATTCTCATCAATTGTCATGGATCCTTCGGGACAATGCGATGCCAGAGCGTCCGGAAGGACGGTGTACATCATCGTGGCTCGTGCATTGATGATTAGTTTCCTAAGCACCTCAGGTCGCACGTAATAATCCACGTCTACTAGTTTCATGAGAGTCACGGCCGGAGGGGGCCTTGAATCCTCAGAATAAGCCATTCTGAGATCTTTCTCATGATAATAGTAGCGCGTGCCATTAACGCCTCTCCAAATATCTTTGGGGGATTTTGAAACTGAAAAGACATTCAGTCCCATATCCCTTGCATAGTCTTCGACGAACCCATCTGCTTGAGATCGTGTAGCCGCGGCTTCAGCATGTGGGTTTGGGTCTTCCGACACCCTGGAATTTGGAACAAAACCAGTGCGCTGGAAGCGGTTTCGTAGGGCGCTTGGAGACTTACGAAAAACCATAAGTTCAAGTCCTTTTGAAGCCAACCACATCCTGAAATCTTCATTGCGTAGCGATTGATAACAAAAGACTGTTATCAATATGAGAACTACCAGGGTATCTATGGTGGCATAATCAACGAAAACTGCGAAGCTGTCGCTGAATGCATTGATTATCCACTTATCAAGGGCTGTGACGAACTTCACAATACCCGTGACAAACCAACCATGTTCTGGTTGGTCATCATCACCCGTGTGGTAGCTGCCCGGTATCCACTTGCGTAGTCCGGCAATCCACTTATGGCCCATCTGGGTTATGGGCCATGGATTCTCCGACTCAGTATGGGCAAAACCTAGTTCATACACCATATGAGTCATCTCCAGTAGCGCTGCAATAGTCAGAGTCATTTTAATCAAATTAAACTTCATCATTATATTAGCAGGGCCCGTTAC